TGATGAAAATAAAAAGAAATTGGCAGATATGGTTCACAAATCGCCTGAACACTTGCAAAAAGTATCAGATTTTGCTTTTAAAAGAGCTGTAAAACATAGGTAAGAGATGGATTACGAAACTGATTTTATGAAGTCCGGTTTTCTATTTCGTAATCCCAACGAAAAGGGTCGGTGTGGATGCGGAAATTCATTTAATGTCTAACGAGTTGTGCGGAGCTTTTACCAATTATATCAATGCGGTACATCTGGTTTTGATAACATACTGCATTCAAATCTAAATGATAAAAAAATATACTTGACATTACGAAATCAATGCTATATAGTATGATATGAGTTGCCATTGTGGGGCTCACATCATAACTCGCTTAATAGGAGAAATATATGAACACTTTAATTGGAGACTTTACTAAGTACGACCCATTTTTCATCGGATTTGATGACGTATGGAAGCGCTTAAACCTCGCCGCAAGTCAGACCGCGACCGCGACAACTTATCCTCCGTATAACATTCGCAAGATCGAAGACAATCGATACGTACTAGAACTGGCTGTTGCTGGATTCGCGCGCACCGATATAGACATCGATATTGCCGCCGGCGTTCTAAAGATTGTCGGTAAGATCAATCATGTAGAAAAGGAATCTCGTTTTCTGCACAGAGGTATCGCCGAACGAGCCTTTACGCGCACATTCAATTTGGCTGATAATGTCAAAGTACAAAATGCCGAAATGACCGACGGTATGCTTAGAATTTGGCTTGAAGCCGTTGTGCCTGAACACAAGAAGCCCAAGAAGATTCCTATCGGCGATGGTTCCGGAGTCAAGTCGACCAAATCCGAATTTCTGTCAGAATAAGACAATGAAAAATTCTCATAGGGTAATTGGTCCGCTAATATTGAGTGTAATTTCTCGCGTTAAGAAATACTTTGCTCGAACCTATACTAGTGATATTAATCAGTATCTAAGTAATTCGGTCGATCAATGCGATCTTGAAAATCGTATGAATACCCTACGCTATATGAAGGGCCATAGGCGCTTCTATCCATGATAGAAATCATATATATTTTATAGTGGATGGCGAACTTCAGTATGAACATTATCGTTATTCGTCTTATTACAAGTGAAGAAATTATTGCTGAAGTTCGCCCAGAAAAAAATGCGAATGCGCTGTTTGGTAAACTAAAACTTATCAACCCCGCGGCCATCATTATGAGACAAGATCCTGGAGGGCAGCCAAAAATGGGTTTGGCTGATTGTGTCCCGATGGCCGACGCAAAGGAAGTACTCATAAATGAGAATGTGATTCTGTTCACCTACAAGCCCGTTGTTGAACTTATTAACGCATACAACAAGGCGTTTGGTTCTGGATTGATAGTGTCTGGAGCTAAATTCACCGCTTAGGGGAATCAGTCTCTTTGAAATTTATCTTTACAAAGACTTAATAATATAGTACAGTCATAATATGAACTTTTATACTAGTGCTATTGAGAACCGCGGTCAGATTCTGTTACGTGGATATGAGAACGGTCGGCAATTCACTCGCAAAGTGAAATACGAACCCACATTATTTGTTTCTAACAATAAGCCCGATTCTCCCTGGAAGTCTATTCATGGTAAGCCTCTTGCGCCAATGGTCTTCCCATCAATATATGACGCAAAGGAATTCTCAAAGAAATACGAGAACGTAACGAACTTTGAGATATGTGGGTTAACCCGTTTCGTATACGCATATCTCAATGAAGAATACTTAGGAGAAGTTCGATATGATCGCGAATTGATTCGAGTAGTCAACGTCGATATCGAGGTCGCATCGAACAATGGCTTTCCGTCCGTTGACGCCGCGACTCAAGAAATCACAGCCATCACACTTAAAAAAAATAATATATTTTACGTATTTGGTTGTGGCGTATTCAATACGAATAGAGCAGATGTTAAGTATGTTCGCTGTAAGAACGAGCGCGAACTTCTATTGGCATTCATTGCGGAGTGGAGTCGAGGTGGATATCCTGACGCAGTGACTGGTTGGAATATTGCGTACTTTGATATTCCATACATTATCAATCGAATGAAGCATATATTTGAACAGTCTACAATTGAGCAGCTATCTCCATGGAAAGCCTTTAGTAGTCGCGTCGTTAAGATAAACGGACGCGAAAACACCACAATTTCTATTTTGGGTGTAGCCACTCTCGACTACCTCGAAATGTACCGTAAATTTACGTACACTCAGCAAGAATCATATCGTCTGGATGATATAGCGCAAATCGAGTTGGGTGATCAAAAGCTTGACTATTCGGAATATGAAACTCTACATGAATTATATGAGAAGAACTTTCAAAAATTCATAGAGTATAATATCCATGACGTTGATATTGTCGATCGGCTAGACGACAAGATGAAGCTGATTGATATGGTACTCACTCTAGCATATGATGCGAAAGTCAATTATGAAGATGTATTTTCGCAAGTACGCATGTGGGATGTCCTAATTCACAATCATTTGTGGGCCAAGAATATCGCGGTACCGCCCAACAAGGAATATAAAAAAGACGCGGCGTATACGGGAGGCCACGTTAAGTTTCCTAAGATCGGTATGCACGATTGGATTGTCTCGTTCGATTTGAATTCGCTATATCCTCATTTGATCATGCAGTTCAATGTCGGACCTGACACTATATCAGGACTTGGTTCTCCGGGCACGGCAATCAAGGATATTGATATTAGTATAGATGATCTTCTAGATGAAAATAAAGAGCTACCGATCATCGAGGGCCATAGCCTAGCGGCTAATGGCGTCTATTTCTCAAACGAGAAGCGTAGCTTTTTAGCTGAAATGTTGCAACGTCTATATGAAGATCGTGCGCGATATAAAATTAAAATGATTGAAGCGCAGAAAGCATATGAAACTGAGATCGATAACAAGAAGAAGCGTGAGCTAATTAAGAACATATCTCGGTATAAGAATATGCAGATGGCCAAGAAAATTCAATTGAATAGTAGCTATGGTGCTATCGGCAATCCACATTTTAGATATTTCGATTTGCGACTGGCTATGGCGATTACTCTAGGCGGGCAGCTAGCTATTCGTTGGGCCGAGAATGGCATAAATAAATATATGAATACGCTATTAGGAACACAGTCATATGACTACGTTATTGCGGCGGATACAGATTCTCTATATATCGACTTTAGTGGGCTGGTACGTAAGGTCTTTAAAGATCCAAGCGCTGTATCAAAGGCTCGCGTGGTCTCCTTTCTGGATGATGTGGCTAGAGAAAAGTTTAAACCGCTTATCGATTTACTGTATAAGAATCTTGCTATTCGGACAAATTCGTTCCAACAAAAAATGAACATGACCCGCGAGTCTATTGCGGATCGAGGACTATGGACAGCCAAGAAGCGATACATTCTAAACGTATACGACTCCGAGGGCGTGCGCTACAACGAGCCTAAGTTAAAGATCATGGGCATCGAAGCCGTGAAATCATCTACGCCAAAATCATGTAGATCAGCCATTAAGACTGCCATAAATATCATTATGACTGGCACGCAAGAATCATTGCATGAATATATTATTCAATTTCGCAAGAAGTTTAATACTTTACGATTTGAGGACATTGCGTTTCCGCGCGGAATAAATTCGGAGTTATATAAACAAGACGGCGGCGGCGATCAAGCTCAGCGGCAACTTCCCGGACAATCTCCTTCTCGCGATACTGTTCCCATTCACGTTCGCGGCGCTCTATTATTCAATAAGAGTATTAAGAGTCTTAACTTGACGCGCAAATATGAGTTAATCAAAAGTGGAGAGAAGATTAAATTCTGCTATCTTCTTCTTCCCAATCCCATGAATGATAATGTAATTTCAATTTTATCCACGTTACCCAAAGAATTTAATCTAGATAAATATATCGACTATGACACACAATTCGACAAGGCTTTTCTAGGCCCGATGCGTACTATTCTCAATGCAATAAACTGGTCAGAAGAAAAGATAAACACAGTTGAGGACTTCTTCGCATGACGGCACACACAATAGTAATTCCGGCAGAATATCAGGCCTTCGATTATGGATTTTCCGGAGTAGATTCGCCTGAAGTTAGAGTCGAGGTACCCGTAGCAGTTTCTCCTGGCTCTCCGGCACTTGAAGATAAAATTGACGATCTAAAAAGCAAGATCGATGTCCTGTCGAAGCTCATGTATCGACTTGAAGAAGCAGATAATGAAAATACAAATGAAGCTGAGCTACGCGACAAGATTCGTATGCTAGAAGCCATTACTGTACCTCTCCTTAATAATCTTCTTAAGACAGCAGATAAGGATTATATTTATTGGCCTAATCGTGGACCTACCATCGAGAAACAGTTACAGAAGGTTCTTGAAATTACTCGCGGCAAATGAAAAACAAATCTTCAATTGAGATAGACGGAGTATTGGCACTGTCAGCAGGTATAGCGATATCCGCGATCTCTGCATGGTATTCTATAATAGGGCTTACCGCTATATTTGCTGGTGCGTTTTGGTCTATCGTAATCATGGGCGCCACGTTAGAAGTGGGTAAAATAATTACGGTGACCTATCTCTATCGAAACTGGAAATCATTATCAGTATTCATAACAGCGTATTTTATATCGGCCGCAGTGATTCTAATGGCCATAACGAGCATGGGCACATTTGGATATTTAAGTAGGGCTCATATTGAACATACATCTGACTCACAAAATATAGTTGCGAAATTAGAACGTATAGATCAGATGATTGCCCGCGAACGCGAGCGCATAGTTCGTACTGAGCGAGTACTATTCCAGCTTGACGCGAGTATCAACAGTCTGATTGAACAGAAATATGTGGTAGCAGGATTAGAGGCTAGACGCAAACAAGAAGGTGAGCGTAAGGATATAGCCGAAAGAATTAGAGAATATCAGATCACTATCGATAAGCTTACGGACGAAAAGATGCCTCTACAGCAATCGCTGCGGGATACTCAGCGAGAAATTGGACCTATTCGATATGTCGCTGAATTGATATATGGATCAAGCGATACTGAATTAATGGAAAGATCAATTCGAGGAATCATCATATTGTTGGTTCTCGTGCTTGATCCTCTAGCCATATTGCTAATTATGGTATCGACACCGTAGATCAATTCCAGTCGTGGCCATGTCCAAGATTAAATATAACAGGTGGCTTAGAGAAAACGCAAACGCCGTAGAGACAGATGGAAAAGAATGGAACAATGTGGGCGTGGTAATTAGGAAAAAACAACTTTACAATGAACAGTAATTGCGCTATACTAAGCTAGGAGTAAGAGATGAATACCGTCGTTATGATCATAATGATATATGTGGGCAATAGTGTTGATTGGCACATAGTGCCATATAGCAGCTATGCCCAGTGTCATAAATCTCTGGAATATCCAATGACGATTAGTGAACAATCCATGCGCTGGTGCATGGATTCTGAATATCTATACAGAAAGTAATTTATTATGGCTAAGGCAAAAAACAATTTCTTCCGCAATATGGTTAATGATATTGGTGATATCGATACTCATATTATGGACGATGGGCTAAACTCTTCTGAATTTACGGGAACGATTGATACTGGCTCGTATATCCTAAACGCAGCTATTTCTGGTAGTATCTACGGTGGTGTGCCGGATAACAAGATTATTGCGATTGCAGGCGAAACGGCAACAGGCAAGACATTCTTTGTTCTTGGTATTGTAAAGCGGTTCCTAGATGATAATCCCGAAGCCGGTGTGATATATTACGATACCGAAGCGGCTGTCACAAAAGCCATGATGGTTGATCGTGGAATCGACACCTCTCGCGTTATTGTGTCAGAACAAACTACGGTGCAGGGCTTTCGAACTCATGTTATGCGAACGCTAGATAAGTATATCGCAAACGACGTGTCTACGCGGCCACCTATGATGATCGTTCTAGATTCTCTGGGAATGCTTTCGACGGAGAAAGAAATTTCAGACATCGGAGAAGGTAAAGATGCTCGCGACATGACTCGGGCTCAGCTTATTCGAGGTACATTTCGTGCGCTATCTCTACGAATTGCAAAAGCTCGCTCGCCCATGCTAATCACAAATCATACATATGCTGTAATTGGTGCTTATGTCCCGCAGCAAGAGATTAGTGGCGGATCGGGCTTAAAATACGCAGCATCTCAAATCGTAATGCTATCTAAGAAAAAGGATCGCGTGGGTACCGATGTAGTAGGCAACATCATTCATTGTAAGATGTATAAAAGTCGCTTCACTAAGGAAAATAAGATGGTAGATGTGCGACTATCATATGATACGGGATTGGATCGCTATTATGGGCTACTTGAATTAGCAGAGAAGTATAATTTAATCAAGAAGGTTGCAACCCGATACGAACTTCCTGATGGTAGTAAGGTTTTTGCTAAGCAAATTCTCGAAGACCCAGATAAGTATTTCACCAAAGAATTTCTCGACGCCCTAGATGTCTTTGCTGGGCAAGAATTCAAGTATGGTAGGGCTGAAGTTGGCTCAGAATCCATGAATAATGACGAAGAGTAATGCTAGTCACTAGTGAGCAGCATATTAGGATAAAGACATGACATGGGATTGGGATTTTTATAACTTACTCACATCTACTATTGTCGGTATAGGTCTTTTGATGTGTGGAGCTATGCTCGGAAAAAATTATTGGATGAATAAAGGTGCGATGCGAGCATTGGAAATTCTTATTACACAAGGATATGCTCGATATCGTATTGTAAACGGGGAATATGAACTAATTAAGCTTGACATTGCAGATAAATTGGACTAATATTATTAAATGCGTATTGAACAAACTATTCTTCGTCATCTCATGCATGACGATGTTTATGCTCGTAAGGTCATTCCTTTTTTAAAGAGCGAATACTTTAATAGCGCGCCAGAGCAATTGATATTTGACAAGATCAATGCATTCATACTAAAGTACAATACCATACCGACATGTGAGGCTTTACATATTCAGATCGAGGAACAGACTGGATTAAGTGAGGATACACATAAGCAGGCCAGTTCTATTCTGATAGAACTAAAGCAGAAGCCAGAAAAAACAAACGTAGACTGGCTTCGTGATAGCACAGAAAAGTTCTGCCAGGATCGTGCCCTCCATAATGCCATTATGGATAGCATCACCATTCTGGATGGTAGAAATAAGTTGCACACAAAAGAACATCTACCCGAAATATTGAAGACGGCGTTGGCCGTATCATTCGATTCGCATATTGGTCATGACTTTCTTGACGATTACTCAGAACGATATGATTTCTATCATCGCGTAGAGGAAAAGATACCGTTCGATCTTGAGCTTATGAATAAGATTACCTATGGAGGATTATCCAAGAAATCTCTGAACATTATATTGGCAGGTACTGGCGTAGGTAAATCTTTGGCTATGTGTCATATGGCCGCGGCCAATCTCACTATAGGCAAGAAGGTATTATATATTACGCTAGAAATGTCCGAAGAGAAGATTGCCGAGCGTATCGATGCAAATCTACTAAATGTGTTAATATCGGAGCTGAATACTCTACCAAGAGACTCATACGAAAAGAAGATATCTCGTATACGTGACAAGACTGTAGGTAAGCTTATCATCAAAGAGTATCCTACCGCAAGCGCACATGTCGGGCATTTTCGCCATTTGTTGAATGAGCTAAATCTAAAGCGTGAATTCATTCCCGATATCATATATGTCGATTATCTAAATATCTGTATGTCCTCGCGTATAAAGCAGGGCTCAAATATAAATAGCTATACATATATCAAGTCTATTGCAGAGGAACTAAGAGGTCTAGCCGTCGAACGAAATGTACCAATCATGAGCGCAACACAAACGACTAGATCTGGCTTTGGATCATCTGACCCTGGGCTTGAGGATACATCTGAGTCTTTCGGGTTACCGGCCACCGCCGACTTTATGGTGGCATTGATTGCGACTGAAGAACTGGAAGACCTTAATCAAATAATGGTCAAACAATTGAAAAATCGTTATGCTGATCCCACGACTAATCGACGGTTTGTGATTGGTGTAGACAAAGCACGAATGAAGCTATATGATCTAGAAGATGATGCACAGAAAGATATACATGATATTCCGATCATGGACAAAACCACATTTGGAGAAAGGCGAAAAGAAGAAGAAACAATGAAATGGACAACAAAGAAGATGGGCCGTAAAGATTTTTCGAGCCTAAAGGTGTAATATGTCTAAGACATGGCATAGAAAGCGTAGTTGGGGTGACGAGTACGACTTTGATCATGAGTCGTCGGGCTCTCGTCATGACCTTGCGCGCGCCGCAAAGAAACAACGAATCCGAGAAGAGAGAATGCGGAAGCGGCAATTACAGAGAGAAGAGAAAGACGATGATAGTTCTTATTTCGAGCATAAATCACATCGGTTGGGGCGTTGGATATAGGCGGACTCCGCTTAATCCTCGAGCCGGTGCTTCCAAAAAGTCAATATAAGACTAAAGCTTAATAAATAGCACGCACTATCTACGACATATTATGATATAA